CCAGTGAGGAGATTCTTAGCCCATACTGTGTCCCATGGATAGGTCTCAGTTCCGAGCGCATAGGTTGATGCCATAGGGCGGAGACCAGTATAAGCAAGGATTTCGCTAACAGCTTCCAATTTTATATCATCGGCAGCATAAAGGTGAACATCATCCCCTTGCGCATAAATATTAACATCGCCACTACCAGAAGATATAAAAAGGGCAGAGCCACTTTCGTAAATAAGACTAAGGTATGGACTATCCCAAAACTTTAGAAATTGACCAGTTATTAGTATTCCGTCTGCATCTAGAATTACTGCTCCAGCTCCAGCGTATGCTTTGCCATCGTCCGCCCTCAACTCAAACTGGAGAGTGCTTGAATTATAGCCTGCTATATGGGTAGAGGTTATCTCTATCCGTGTCGTTCCAGTCGTTGAGACTACATAAAATCCCTGCGTCCCCATATTCTGCACGGTGGTGAGCTTGATGTATCCAGCCACAATCTCAGTGCTGGAAACATTTGCAAGTGCCCAATCCACCTCAATCCATGACCCTCCACTCCACCTATATAGCTTATTCCCATCATTGGTATCTATCCAGAGGTCTCCGACTCCTTCAGCGGTTGGAGAAGCATCTTGATAGAAAGTAACGACCTTCCCATCGGCTGTAGCCTGAGCTGTGGAGGCATTAGAGATGGCGGTTGCTATATCAGAATCTATAGCAGAGACCCAAGCTGACCCACTCCAGCGATAACACTTATTTCCGTCATCTGTATCGAACCAGATGTCACCTTCGCCCTCAGCGGTGGGAGCACTTGCTTGGTAGAATGTAACTATCTTGCCGTCAGCCGTAGATTGGGCTGTCGCAGCATTAGCCAACGCAGTGCTTATGCTAGTTCCCCACGATAGGTCATCACTCAGTCCTGATGTCAAAACCAGTCCACCAGCCGTCAATGATGCTGCCAATACCAAGCCATACGTTCCAGTGCTGACTTGGTCGAGTAGGACAAGACCCTCTGCGGTTAGAGATGCGGTGGCTACCCTGCTGTAAGTCGTCCCATTAGCTATGGCATCAAGGGTTGTTGCAGTCCAGTCGGCAGCATTATACGCTCCATCAGCCCTAGCAGTAGTGCAGCGCTTGACAACCGTGTCATCGAGCCATAGGTCACCAATATCGTATGGTGTAGTAGGCTCTGCTGTAAATGTCCTGCGCTTCTCGCTCGGATTATACCCCGTAGCATACGAAAGCTGGTCAGAAAGGTATATCTTGCCAGCGCTAATCTGAGTCGAGAGCACCCTCTGATAAGTCGTGCCCTCGGCAATAGCATCAAGGGTCGTGGCTGTCCAATCACCTACCTCATACGCACCCTCTTCATCCTTGGCAATAGTGCATCTCTTCAGCACGCTATCATCAAGCCAGAGGTCACCTATATCATACGGAGGGGTCGGTTCAGCCGTGAAGGTTCTGCGTTTCTCTGATGGATTGTAACCGACTTCGTAAGAGATGGCTTCATCCATGACAATCTGACCAGCATCAAGATGTAGTGATTTCACACGGGCGTAGGTAGCACCATCAGCCAACCCATCAAGGGTATCACCGATAAGGCTCAAGTCAACATTCCCTTCGGGGTCAATCCAGACCATGTCGAGATTGTCGGCGGTTATATTCTCGGCGTAGAGGTCTTTGACCGTCAACCTTGCGAAGTAAGCTCCCTTCGTGCCAAAACCAGACGGATAGTTTTCCAGATTATTCATGGTCTGCCGAATACTGAGCCAACCACCAAACCAGATGGTCAGTGTGAATGCTTCGTTTGGCGGGTTGTTCGGATTCCAGCGTCTTATGAGCTTGCCTATATTGCCGACACGAGAATCACCCTGCCGTTCATCGGTAACCTTGACATAATCAAAACTCTCGCTCCCGCAATTCATGATAGGCAATGTAATGTTGCCACCATCAGCAGCCATAAGATACTTCATGGCGATATTCTCAGCCATGAGTTCAGCCTGTTCAGTGCTGGTTAGGTATGTCTCTTCATACTGACTGGATGGTATCTTGTCATAAGAAGGGTGGTAGATATACTCACCGCTAAATAGAGGGTCATCATCCTCTGGAGATTCCACCACGATACGGTTCGGGAAGATAACCTTCTCGGAAAAACCCTTGGAGAAGAACGGATGTTCGCCTTCCACAGCCGTTTCACGCCATGCGAACTCGTCATCATAGTCTTCTCCTGATACTTTAGGAACAAAGACGTGAATCTTCCCGTCAGCCCTGACACGCATGACACATCCAGTAAAGTCTATGATAGAACGGAGGATGCCGAGTCTTGACTGCCCCTTGTAAATTCGGAAACTGTCTTTTGGTTGGTAGGTGTCAATAAGTCCATCTACCGAATCGTAAACGACCTCATAGGCTGGACATTCTGTAAACGGCGCTAATGTAGCGCCAGCTATGGCTGTAAAATATTCCTGAAGAGTGGTCGCATCATCTGGCTCAGCCATATACGAGGACTTCGCCCTGTCTTCCGCAAGAAGGTTTGGGATTCCTACACACGTCAGGGATAAAGTTAAATTGCTTGGCGCTGAACCGAAGTAATGCTCGATAACCTTGAGTGGGGCAGTAGAAGAATCGTCTACCGAATCATCGGGCAAGATTGTTCCGTAGGACAAGACCGCATCCCAACCCTTGTAATCCTTATCACTCAGAGAGCCATCGCTATTATCAAGGAGTATGGTCGCTCTGTGACTAAGTGGTTGCTCCTCATGCTCGATAGAGAGTAGTCTCGTCTTATAGAATTTCTCGGTAACTCCGCCATAAGAGAGCGCTAATTCGATATAGGGGTTCATCTCTGAACCTCTTTGAGCAGCGTATAATTCCGAGCTGAGAATCCGCATCTATCATTCCTTAGACTTTGGCAAGTTTTCCTTCTTCCAACCATCCCTGATGAGATTGTCAACAATCTCGCCACTGATACGGAAGATTTGTGGGGCAATCATTTCAGACTGTTTCTTCAACCAGTTGTGTGTGCCTTGGTCAATCTCGATGACCTTGGACTTCTTCGCCTCTTCCAGCGCCTCGGCAAGCCTGCGCCCTTCCTTGCTGTCTTCGATAGTCTTATATTGGGCGTTACTGACCAGAAGTTGCATGATGTCACAGATGGTAGCATCCGCCGTAACGATAGCAGATTTCTCATCATCGGGGTCTTCCTGTTTCGGGATACGGATAGGTTTTCCATTCCATCCATTCACTACTTCAGTGGCTTTCCAGACATACTTCATATTCTGTGCCTCCTTTACTGTATTACAAATGCCTCGTCACCAATGACAACGACTTCGGTCTCACCCATTCCGTCATTGGCAACAACATGGTATATCCAGTTGCCGATAACATCGTCATCTTCGGAAGCATATTTATAGACATACTCTCCAGTGGTAACCTGACTCATTTCAGCTTCCTCGATAATTACTTCTCCATCGGGGTTGGTTATCGTTATGGTGCATCCCTCACTTGGGTCATAAGCCTCGCCATCGGCATCTGTTATGTAAGCTGTGATTGGGACGGTCTCTCCTCTTTGCCAAACTCTCATATTATCCTCCGTTCTAAGATGAACTATCATGTATTCCTTCGCTAGAATCCGCAAGAGCATTATATACCCAAGAATACTTTTTGCTGCCTCATCTTCTCCTGTCCCGCTATCAGTTTTAAGAAACGAAACGAGCAATGAAGCTAAATCACTGCCAAGCCCTGAATCAGTTTTAAGAAACGAAACGAGCAATGAAGCTAAATCACTGCCAAGCCCTGAATCAGTTTTAAGTAGCTCTTTAAGAATAAATGATGCCTCATCTTCTCCTGCACCAGTATCACCCTTGACCACTATTGCCAGAAGGGAGGATAAATCAGTTCCAAGACCATCATCTCCTTCATGAAACTCGACACTCTGGGCACTGGCGTCAACACCTGCCCCGCTTTCTTCTCGTATGCCAGTATGGAAGTAGAAAGGGAAAGTATAAGGGAACGCAATTTGTGAGACCATTTACCTTGCCCCCCCCAATAGCATCCTTTCTAAAAGAGGGTGCTCCGTCATTAGCTTCTGATTCAATCCAAAACTGTCAGCATGTTGGGCGTAGCCTTTCCAGCTCATCACTGAGCCATTGATGTGTTCCTCCAATATACTGGATGACCTCTCAAAACCCTTCAGTCTCCTGACGAATCTTCGAATATTACGTCTGCGAAGCTGGCGATGGCTGCGCCATGTCACATAGCCTAGAAAATCAATACCTACACACTCAGGAAAAATCTCCTGCTTTTTGCTGTGCAATTCCAGCTTTAGTGTCTTCAAAAAAGCATCAACTTGTTTCTTTATTTCATGAAGCCACTCCTTAGACTCGGAAAGAACTACGATGTCATCCATGTAACGGATATATTCCCTGCACTTCAATCCGTGCTTTAGGAAGTAATCCAATTCATTGAGGTAGATATTGGCAAACCACTGCGAAGTATAATTCCCCAACGTCACGCCCTTAGTGATTCCTCCACAAGTCAGTATCTTCTGGCAAATGCCAATTACCCGCTCATCTGCAATTTTTTTCCTGAGAATACTTATGAGAATGTCGTGGTCTATGGAGTCGAAATACTTTCTGACATCACACTTGAGGACATAAACAGATTGCGCATGTCTCCTGAGAAACTTGGTTAAACGGTCAACGCCAGCATGTGAACCTTTGTTCTTTAGACTCGCATAGCTATCATGAATGAAAAGCGGGCTATAAATAGGTTCAATCACCCCTGCTAAAGCATGCTGAACTATTCTATCTCTGAAACGTGGAGCATGAATGAATCTTCGCTTCGGGTCGAATGTGGTGAATACTTTATAATTCTGTGGCTGCCATGTCTCAGCTACCAATTCGCTTTGCAACTGCGCCAAATTCTCGTCTAGCTGCGCATCAAATTCCACGACATAAAATTTATTCGCCTTATGCCTTCTCGCCTTCATGTAAGCCAAGCAAAGATTATCCATGTCACAAATCTTCTCATATAGATTCTTGTATCTCTTCATAAAATGACTCCGCCGAACTTTCGAGCCTAAAGCCTACTAATTCAACTCATCTTTTTTATAGCCCCTTCCTTGGGAGAAGTAAAGCTACTGTGCTTAATCGCCCTTCGGTAACCAAGCATTGCGTGGAAGCTGATATTCACATTCCGATTCGATGGTGCATTATTCGCATTCAGATAGAACATGCCTGCATTCACACCATTGTTCCAGTTGCTGCTGACATGGAACGCCTGTGAGTGAGCTTCAACTTTAGCAACCTTACTCCTTCGACTAACGGTTACCCGTTTTGTCTACATATTTATGTCGGCGATTATAGCACTGCGCGGAAGCCGACATCCACATACCGACGCGACGGCGCAAAATTCGCAAGCAGATAGAACACGCCCGCACTCACACCACTGCCCCAGCTGCCGCCGACACGGAACGCCCGCTCTCCTGTATTCTGATAGTAATAGTCTCCGCCAAAGTCTTCATCTTGAGAGCCAACAGAACCTGGCAGTGCCAAATCAGGAACCCCACAGTCGCCAACGGTAGCTAACCCAGCAAGATAGTTATTGCTGGTGGGCAGTTTCAATCCTTCACCCATGAACCCAGCGTCTATGATATGGTCTTCACCGACTCCTCCCATCTTTCCTTTGCACCATTCCCAGACATTGCCGTTCAATCCCCACACTCCGCTAGGCTTGCCATTGTGTCTCCACGATAACGAGCCTGTTCCAGTCAGGACTTTGCAGATAGCATGAGAGCCATCATCGTAGTCAGGGTCTAGCCTGCCATAATATTGGAACTCATCAGCGTCACCCACATCCTTGCCGTAATTATTGTTCCCCTTCGGATAATCCATGTGATTGACCGCATAACGCATGGCACATAGATATTTCATTGTCGCCCACTCGTAAATCCCCCAAAGGGTGAATTTCTTGGTGGTGTATGCGTCTCCAGAGATGGTATTAAACTGAGCCAGCGAAGTAGCTCCCAAAGTATCAATTACGCCCGCACCGCTATTTCCCGCAGCGTTCTCAACGTGAACTATGGCATGACAATCAGCATCAGCCCTTATCTTGGTTATGACTGTGGATGCTAAGTTATCATCATCGTAGAAAGTCACGGTAATAACATAAGGGTCTCCCACCGAGCCTGCACCAGACCGTGCTACACTCATCGTGCCTGATGCTCCCCCATTAGTGTAAACAATCTGGATATAGTTCGTTTGGCTGCCTTTACGAGTATATCGGAGGTCATTGTTATCACCAGCGAGCGCAGTTATCAAGCCATAAGGTAAAGGCGGCGTGAAGATTATCTTGTCATTGTGATATTCCACCTTCTTTATTCTTCGATAGTAAGTGGTAGTGCTTCCCCCTTCAGCTCTGGCAATCTCTAAATTATCCCCTGTTATCTTGGTTTTCAGAGCAGTATCAATGATGCTGTTACCATCCGCCCCATTGGATGTGGAGGTGCTTGAGCCAATGTCGTCTACTGGCATCCCGTTAGTAGCTATCCTCTGATTCATCGCCTCGCAAGCGAGGATAGCCTCATTCCAGTCAATGTATGTCCATGCACATTTCATAGGCAAGGACATGGCAGCATAAGTGCTACCCCAATTCGCACCATCATTTCCACCCTTGGTGCTCATAGTTGCCAGAGGATGCGACATGGGATACTTCGCTAAACCAAAGCCACCAAGCTCCACGCCATTAGCAAATCCTTTGGCAATCATCGCTGCTGGAAATCCAGCCGTCTTGAACCTTGGAATCCAAACAAAGTCTGAGTGAACCAGTGATGCTCCAGCAGCATTCTTGTTCTCATGTTCCACTCGGATGTCTATAGTATTTGCATCTATATAGTCCAAGAGGTCTTTCAAACTGAGCGCATTCATCAATGCCATTATACTGCCTCCCTAAATACTTTTATTGGAGTTTTGCTGAGGGCTAAAGGAGTAACAACCTCTTTTGTGATTGGCAGACCCTCAGCATCCATCTTGCCAGTATCCTCAGCATTTATTACCGCTTTGGGCACTTCCAACTCACAGATTGTCGTCTGGTGGACTGGCTTTGACTCGATAGTTATAGAACCGTCAGAGTCTTGAAAGGCTGTTACCTTTTTGCCTCTGTGGTCAGAAAGGTCAAGCTCGACTCCATCTACCACCAATTTTGAGTCCTTTATCATTATTTCAAACATCTAGCATCTCCTTAATATGGCTCGGCAGACCACTCAAAAGCAGATACCCCAGAGCCTGTGTTATTAACCCTGAAGCTATCCACAGCTTTATCGGAAATCCAGACTGCGCCAACCTCAGAGGGGTCAGCAGTCGGATTGATGGTAACCCTGTAATTGGTATCAGGCATGGCTGGACTCAATGTAACAGTGGTATATGAACCATAACCACCGAAGTTATCTGTGCCCTTTTGTCCAAGATGCTCGTGGGAGTCAGATGCCTCGAACTCGACCTGTGTAAGCTCTTCGCCTACTGATTTATGAGTAATTCCTTTTGGCATATTCCTCTCCTAACTCGATATTGCCTGCTTTATGATATTGTAATGCTCACCTCAAGTGTCCATGTCCCACCTGATTTAGTGCCTAGAGCTTCTGTTTTTTCATTCAAGTGCTGAGCGCCATTGGTAACTGCCCACTTTGACCAGACACCATCGCCATCTGACCCTGTCCATGAGGCTTTCCAAGTAGCTTTACCATCAGAACCATATGTAGGATAATCCCCATCGGCAGTGCCAGCATCCCAAGTATCTACGATGTAGACCTCGATAGTATCATTTGCACCACCATAAGAGGTAGCACCACCATCTCCACAGACCAGCGCCCACAAAACGTCCACGCCAGCTTCTATCAAGGCATTGCCTTCAATCTTCCTGACCTCTACGGGCTGATACAGAGCTTCAAACTCCTTGAGACTCATCCCTTTCGGCTTTATCTCATCATACTTTCTGATGATACTGATTGTCTTGTGCGTTGCTTGTTCTTTCATGTTTTACTCCTTTTAAGCTCGGCTATACTCCTGCTGATTCCGAGCTTTAGTAATAACCCTGAGCCTCTCCTCAAACTGAGCCAACTGCTGGGCGACCTTACTATGGTAAGCCGTGATTGCCCTTGGTTCTGAAAGTTGCGAAGTCATCTGGCGGAGGTAGCTTATACCTTGATTCATATAGGCTTGTCCCGTCCCAATTTCCCCGCCCGCCGTTTGAATGAGGTCTCTGACAGCATTGGCTATGGTTACGGAATCGACCTTGCCTCTTGCTGTGTTAAGGTCGGTGGTAGCCTGAGCTATTCGTGCGGTAGCAGTAGCAACAGTAGTCTGGACAGTATCAAGAAGCACAAAGGCTTCCTTCAGCTCAGTCCTGATAATATTCAACCATGATTCGGCAGCGTAGGCAGCAGCTCCCACCACCAGAGCATCCTCCTCCAGATTGTTCATGGTAGAAGAGGATAGTGTCAACTCATGAAGGGTATGCAGGAAGAAATAGGCGTTAGCTCCAGATGGGTTAGAGTCTATCACTAATCTGGCAATGCCAGAGAATATTTCTACATTACGATATTTCGGAGGGTCTTGGTCAACAGGATATTCTGCCTTGATAATCTCGATGAGGTCATCGGTATAATCCGACAGGTCTACTTCCTTTGAGCCTGAAGTGGTAGCAACAGTAACCTTTCTCTCCCTCGGAGAGGCTTCAGAAACCTTGACGTTTGCTCTGGCTATCGCCCCATCAAGCTCATCTGTCTTAAACTCGTGAGCCTTGCTTTCAGACAACTCATCTCGAAGTGTCTGCCAGATACGAGCCTTGATTGTTTGCAGGTTCGTTCCCATTACTTCTCCATTCCCTTCCAACCATGCTTGCCAGCATTGCGAGCATTGATACTGGACTGAGCTGCTTCCTTGCTTCGAGACCTCCCGACTATCTTGCCATCAGTGTCTCGAATAATTGCCCAATCACGACCATCCTTAACTGGTCGGTGCTCAACATGGTAGGGCACTTATTCCTCCTCGGATTTTTCCTCAGATGCCCCTGAGACCTCACCAGATGGCTCAGAAGCACCCTCCTCCTCGTTTTCGGCATCCTTGGTAGCATTTGCCTTTTCAATGGCTTCCTTTTCCATTGCCAGCGCTTTGCCAAGGCAGTTGGAGCAAACGGGGACTTTCTCATTCGGGTCGGCGCTTATAGACATCTTGCGATTGGTATACTCGTCATCGCAGACGGCGCAACGAAGTGCCCTATCTGCTGGTTGCTGCGCCTCTATCTTGGCAGCAGCAGCTTTCCGTGATTCTGCTTCCCTCTTCGGCGTTTTCTTTGTCGCCATCAGTTCCTCCTTATCCGACTATGGGGGAGGGTGTTACCCCTCCCCCGCAGGTTTAAGTGTGCTTGATTAACCGACAAGCCAA